TGGAACCGAGGGCCTCGATGAGCTTGGGGCACTTCAGAAGCTAGTAGTTGATGCCGGCGGACCTGATGCCAAGTGGGGCAAGAACAAGTGTCTCAACTTCCTAGCAGGCACCGAGACCGGGGTTGCAGACGAGGTAGGCGCAGCCAATGAGTGGGCCGGCACTGTTGGTCTAGGGTACGACGAAGCGATCAGGAGAGTGAACCCATGATGAAGAAGGCCAAGCCCAAGGCTAAGCCCAAGCCCAAGAAGGTCAAGCGCTACTAGATGAGAACCAGGGAATGGTGGGAGTCCTTGACCGGGGCGCAGAAGGCCAATCTCGGCACCAAGGCTGAAACCCTGGAAGACTTCCTCACCGAGAGGGGGTGACATATGGACAAGTACGGTTGCACGCCCATCCCTTCAGGCCGTGAGAACATGGTCCTGGAGACGCGCCGGGCTACCGACGTGGGCTCTGCCCCCAAGGGCTCGGGTAAGGCCAAGCGCTGATACAGCTTGTAGCTGACTAGCTGATCAGGCCGCAAACAGGCCGCATAGACCCCCAGAGGTCCCCTGAGGCTCAGGTAAAACACCTGGTCAGCAGGGGTCCCTGGGGGTCTTTTACGTGTATGAGACGGATGCTCTAACCATTGAGCTACGGGCCCAAAATGCCTGCTAGGCAGGGTCTATGGGCTGGCTCTCAGGTTCAGCAGTCCGCATTCTGGCCGCAGGTTCGAGCCCGTTCAAGGTTTCCTGGAGGGAGTCCTGCTCATCGGGAAGCAGGTGCCCGTAGGTGTCGAGGGTCACTTGGATGGAGGAGTGTCCAAGATGTCTACGGATCACCTGGGGATGCACACCCTGGGAGATCAGCAGTGCGGCGCAGGTGTGCCTGAGGTCGTGGGTCCTTAGGGAATGATCCAGTCCAGCCTCTTTGAGGGCCGGCACAAGCAGCCTTCGAGTCCAATGGGTGTAATGCAGGTGTCCGCCTCTGGGGGCTGGGAATAGAAGTTCATCTGGCTCTCCTGATAGTTGCTCCTGCAGTGAGCGGGGAAGGACCACCAATCTGGACTGGTGGGTTTTCGTGCTGGTCAATATCTGCTTGCCGGTAACAGTGGATACCTGGGCCTCTACAAGCAGTCTGCTGCCTCTGACGTGCTTACCTTGGAGGGCAATACCTTCACCGAACCGTAGGCCGCACAATCCATAGACGAGTACTAGGCCCCCATAGTTACGGGGCATCACACTGGCTAGGCGATACAGTTCATCTAGGGTCAGAAGCTTCATGGCCTTCCTGGGCATTCTTGGTAGCTTGACCCCTCTAGCCGGATTGGCCTGGATGTACCCGTTATCGACTGCTACCTCCAGAAGCTGCCTGAGAACCCTGAGGGCATTCCTGGCCTGGTAGGGGCCGACCTGCATCTGAGTCACCCAGGACTGGACCTCCAGAGGACTCAAAGACTCCAAGGATCTGCTACCAAACCTGGGGATTATCTGGGCGTTCAGTAGGCTCTGATAGTTAGTAACAGTCTTGGGCTTCAGAGCCAGGGACTCCAGCCAGGCCTTCGAGAACTCCTCGACTGTCGCACTCCCCTGGGTCTTCTGGGGCCCTCTTTCTAGGGATCGCTTGAACTCCAGAACATCCTTGTAGGTGTGCCCCTTCGACCTCCTGAAGGTCTTGGACCTCTCGGTCCCACCGACCCTGTAGCCGACCTTCCAGACCCCTGGCTCCGGTCTCCTGATCCATGCCATGACTCCCCCTTGAACCCCTAGGCTGTACTGGCCTCCAGAGTACAGGTCCCCAGGATGCCTCTAGGCAGTGCTCTCAGCGACCTCTGAGGCGTTTTAGGAGGCCACTGGTAGGTCAGGTAACCCCAGGGGGCTATCGGGGCTTAGAAGTCGCTCAGTGACCCCCTGATCTCATCCTTGGCCACTCGACGCTTCTTCCTGTTGTGAAGCCCCTTGATGGCCTTGCGTTCCCCGGGCTTCCACTTCAGGTAGTTCTTCCAGCGCCTACTCAGTGCATCCATCTCATCTGCGGAATTGCAGGGAATCCGGTCCTCATTCATGATCCCTCGATATCGCAGAGCCTGGAAGCCGCATCGATGTCAGTGATGTTCGGGTCCTCCCTGAACCAGATGTCCCTGACTGCCTCGAATGTGAACCACCGGTCGTGAATGATGCAACGGTAGACCCGGTCCTTGCTAATGAAGACGTGCTTGAGTTCATCGTCCATCAGAGTCCTCCAAAGAGAGAGGGGGCCGGCGGGGAGGGACCGACCCCCTGTTGTGCCTCACTCGTCAGTTGGCACCTTCAGGTGAGACCACTATATCACAGTACTGCTGGAGATCGCTGCTATTGCCAGGGAAGCTTGGGTAGCTCGTCTAGCAACCGTGCTGCAACCTCACTGGGTGGACCCGAATGTTCGTAGCCAATCTTGACAAGCCTGCAAAGCTCCTTGGCTTCCTCGTCATCGAGTCCGATAGCCCACTTGACTTCCTTGCGGATATCCATGAGTCCTCCTGCACCCCTAAGGGTTGCCATTTCGCTGCACTTAAGGGTGGACTGGTAGGTGCTTCAGGAGTTCGTTGGCGAAGTTGTCCGCACTGACAGGATGAGTGCGTCCCTCCAGTATGTACGACAGGGTAGCAGCCTCCCGGTGATCAAGCTCAATGGTGTACTTGGATTCCCTAGTCACCTTCATAGACTCCTCCAGGTCTCTTTCAGTAGGTGGATCGCATCGTCTAGGGCCACAGAGTCTGCATGGTCCGGTAGGTAGTCCCTAATCCCCAGGCAGTCATCGATGACTGAGAAGATCATCTGATCAAGCTCCTCTGGGTCCATGGCACCCGAAGTGACTATCATTTCTCCTCCCACTCATACCCACACTTCTTGCACTTCACAATGCCCTCGGTGACCCACCAGCTGTACTTGTCATGCCCGCACTTCGGGCAAGTGAACCCCATCTTCTTGTCTGCCATAGAACTCCTCCCGGTGCTCCTCACACCAGATGCCATCGACGGTTTCCTTGCCACAACTGAAGTGGCTCACGCTTCGGATGCAGCCGACCCTGGGGTCTACACCAACCCCTAGAGGTAGGTCGCCCATTACATCTCCCTCAACCATTCCCGGTAGCTCTCGATCAGTTCAGGTGAGAAGACTGCATCGTACGGGGTGTAGTGAGGCCTCAGGAGGTGCTTGAAGGACCGGGCATTACACTGACACAGGGGGCTCAGATTCCAGCAGTGATGACAGCGCACAAAGACCTGCGGGGAATAGACCCGGTAAGGAAACTTGTCTCCTGAGAGGAGGCGGCCTTCACACTTCTGGCAGCCACCAGTGCCATATCGATTGCAGGGCTTGCAGTAGTTCACTTGTCCAGTCTCCTCAGGATTTCCTTGACGGTCTCTGAGTCGTTATTCCTGACCAACTTGTCCCAGTGTTTGTCCTTGAGGGTCTTGGACCACTTCATTTCTTCACCCATCCAGCTCCGGTGGCTCGGTAGATTTCAATGCGGTAGATGTCCTTGTCCTCTTTTAGTTCCTCGATGGCATTTAGGGTCTGAGCCCAGGTTGCCTGTGGCATGGAGTTGGGCATGTTGAGGTTCCCCCACTTCTGAAAGTAGACGACCTCGAAGTCTCCATCTTCTGGGTGGTCAACTTGGAAGCCCCTGATCCAGTCACCCAGGTATCCAAACTTTCTAGCCCAAGAGTCAACGAGTTGACTATCTGAGTTGTGCTCCCAGTGATCCTTGACCTCAGTCAGGTAGACATTCTCGCTCAACCCATCCCCCTTCAGGTATTCAACTTGAGCTTCAGCTTCCTTTAGGGTCTCATGGGTTGAGAAACGGTATTCCCCCATGTCATACCAGGCAGCCAGGTAAGTCACTCTGACTCCTGAATCTGCTTCTCCAGTTCAGCCTTCCGGTGCTTCAGAGCGTCAAGCTTCTCCTGAGTGAACTTCTTGAAGGCTTCTGTCTGGACTCTGGAGAGCACTTCCTTCTGGGTTTCAATAAGCCAGTTGACATTCCTGAGTTCACTCAGTAGTCCATCAAGTCCCATCACTTACCTCCCAGTAGTTTATGAATGGATTCTGGACCCCGGTGTACTAACAGGTCATTGAGGTCCAGGTCTTCCAGATGAATCTCGGTGCAATTAAGGTCCCTCTTGATGAACTCTCTACCCTGGTTGCCGGCTTCATCTGGGTCCAGGATCAGTGTTGGTTCAGAGTCCTCCAGGAGGTATCTCCAGTGGCTTCTCCAACTACTGACACCCGGAACTCCAACTGCTGGGTACCCTAACTGAACTAGTGTTATACAGTCAATCTCTCCCTCGGTGATGTAGACACCAGACTCTAGAGAGTCCCTAGCGTTGAACAGATGAACCTTAGATTCTCCTGGATGTTCTCTGACCAGAGGTAGGTACTTGGGTCCCCCATCCTTGGGACTCCTGACTCTGATCTGGTAAGCATAACCATCTGGGGTCAGGTAAGGGATAGTAGGTGAACCTTTGAAGTACACCGAGTCTACGGTCTTAGGACTAACTACTAACCCTAGTTTAAACCTAGCAATAGTCTGTTCATTGAACCCCCTGGACTCCCAATAGTCATTACCAGACTCTAGATACTGTTGATGATAGAGGTTGGCTAGCTCGGTTGTGTTCTTCATCTAACTCCCTCTGGAACTCAATCCACTCCCTAGCAGCCTTGTTGACATCTGGCTCTCGGAGGATTCTCCTGACCCTCTTGATATGCCTATCGAGTTTCTCGGTGTTCTTCATTGATCCTCTTGTTTAGTCTCTCCCAGGCTTCCTGGACTTCAGACTCGGTGATCTTGGTGTTGAAGGCTTTCTCTAGTATCTCCCTGACCTTCTGTACCTCCTCCAGGTGACTCATTGATTCCTCCGGGTATCCTTTGTTGGTTCCTGGTGTCTACTGAATCTCTCAGTGAACTCTGTGATCACCAGGGATACCAGGTATCCAATGGTGAACCCTGCTATGAACTCGATCATCAGTACCAGTCCTTAGATTTCCTTCTCCCTGCTGACCCCTTTGACTCTCTTTTCCCACCCCCTACTCCCTACCATCACTCCGAGCCTCACTTTCCCTCGGGTGTTTCTCTTCTTCCCCATATCATCCTCCGAATGTCTGAGTGTCTGAGTGTCTGAAGATAGCTTCCCCGGTCATCCTCACCCAGTTAGTCACACCGGGTAGCACTCTTTCCGCGTATTCCCGAAAGCTTCACTGCGCCAATTCTCACAAGGCGCTCCGTCTCTCGGTGCAGGAGCCCATCCCTGCAAGGGGTCTGTAACCCCTCTAACGGGCATTCAAGGGGCCAACAACCTCCCCCGCAGGCGTCAGGTGCCTACCAACCTGCCTGGATGTCTACCAGGTTGAACACCCGGATTTCCCGGGCATGCTGTCAGCTTAGCACGACCACAAGACTTCAGCAAGTGTTGCGCTGTTGCGGTCCCTCTGGTAGGGTGGTTCCCAGTCGAATCCCGGCGCTATCTCGGTAGGTACCGCGCATGGGCGTAAACTAGGTTTGAACTCTAGGGGTGCTGCAAGGCACGGAGTTCGATTCTTCTACCTACCTCTGAAGGAGAGCAAGGAGGTAAAATGCAGCAGGGCGAGTTTATTTCAGTGGCTGATCTTAGGCGTGTGCTTAAGGGGCTTGAGACGACAGCAGACCGTTGGATTGAGAGGGACATCCACTGGGACCAGGCTCATGGAATCCTTCGCGCCGTGGATGTCCTCAAGGCTGCATTCCCCGAACTGAAGGAGGATTAATGACTTCAGTTTGCATCTGGTTATTGGTTGCGGCTTTGACTGTTGGGTTGATAATCGGTTTCATCTTTGGGGGAACCATGAATGACGACTCTGAAGTCATGCTGGGCACGGTCATCCTGATTGTGACCCTGGCTATCGGACTGCTGGTTGGCTATTTCTGGGGGGCATGGTGAGCACTCCTACTGTTATGAACACTCTCACTTCCGAGAAGGCTATTGAACTTCTGGGTAAAGCAGCGGAAGCCTATGGGCCGGACTGGGTGGACCCGCTCTCCTGGGAGGATGGCTGTCAAAACGTCTACCAGGACAATGATGGCAACACTCGATACTGCATCGCTGCTTGGGTTCTGAAGGAGTTCTTCGGGGTTCATGATGAGTCCTTATCCCTTGATAATCGGGTTTCCATCCGGCGGACTCTTGATTGCCTGAACCTCCGTGACTATTTAGAGCCGGGGGCTCTCATGATCCTTGAATGGGCCCAGACCATGCAGGATGACGGGGAGTCCTGGGGGAAAGTTGCGCAACTGGCAGCGTCCACGAATAAGGCGTCACTGGAGGAGTCATGACCAAGGTTACTCATATCATCAACCCAAAGACCGTCGAGGATGAGGTCCGTAAAGAGCTAGCTGAAGGTAAAGCCGGCCCTCCATACAGGAGCAAAAATGATCGCTGACTACGATGCCTTCAAGCGGGAGTACAAGAAGCTCTACGACCGAGAACCACCGATGACCTACAACCAGTACTGGGCCTGGATCGTCGGTCTGGCTCCAGTATTCCGAGGGGAGTAATGCGGACCCACTACTCTTTCAACCAACTCAAGACAGCATCGGACTGCGGGCTTCGTTACCACAAGAAGTACGTGATAGGAGACGAAAGAGGCTCTGACTCTCTGGAGCAAGTTGCCGGCAAGATTCTCCATGCGGCCTACCAGCACTACGATTTGGGGACCTACCCTACCGAGGGGGAACTAGTCCAGTACTGCCGCAATGAGCTTCAGGAATTCGAGGGTTTCCGTGACCTCCCGAGAACGGCAGTTTCCCGAAACTGGGAGTACTGGTTGTCCGAGGGGTTCGGTACTCACATTCAGAACTTCTTGGGGACCACGAACCAGTTTGATACCCCAGGTATGAGCGGCTGGAAGGACTGGGAGACCTGGTTTGAGCCTTCCTGGGAACAGTCTACTGAGGTTGAGTTCGAGCTTGACATCGGTCTTGAGTTTCCGATCAAGGGCTACATCGACCGGGTTTACTACAACCCAGACAAGAAGCTGATTGTCAGGGACTACAAGACCGGTGCCCCCAGGGCCTCAGATGCGATCCAGGTGGACCAGTACGCAGTCATCTACGAGGAGCTTCATGGCTGCGACGTTGACTTCTCTGAGCTTGTCTACACCAGGGGTTCTAAGGCTGAAGTGGTTACGGTCCCCCGGTCCTTGGACTTCGATCAACTGGTCAGTCTTTACGACGGCCTGGAGGAAGTCCGCTATTCGAGTCCGTTGATTCAAGGTCCTTTCAATGGGGCCTGCAAGCACTGTGACTTCAGGAATACCTGCACGTTCAGTAACGCCGGAGAGAAGAACACCGTTGAGTTGCCTGACATCCTGGAGGCCAAGTGACTGACCAGATCGTCTTTACCGACCCTGATGACCAGAAGTTCGTTTCGGTTGCAAGGAGAACTAGCGAGGTTCTTCTTCCCTACATTCCGGGGGAGGTTGTGGGCAAGCTGAGGGGTGGGGTCACCTTGACCGTCAAGTGGGGTCCTCGGCCACTCAAGGTTGGTGATGTAGTCAAGGATTCTGTTGGGCGTTTGGGGTCCGTTGTTAAGACCCACAACCAGGATGAGTGCCGGACCGCCCTTGTCAAGTTCGATGAGGGCACCTGGCATTGTTTCGAGAGCGATCTTGAGCGTGTCACCAAGTGGGCTAATCAGGCTGGGGATGATTGATGGCCTGGTGTGGAACCTGCAAGAAGAAGTACCGGAAGATCAGGGACGCCGGCCTTTGCTGTGGGTCTCTGAGTCCTGAGGATATCGACTTGAAAGCCAAGGGCCTCATTGAAGGTAAGGACCATTGGCACGACCCGGAGAGGCCAGGAAGGATTCGATGAGAGAACCTGAGACTGCCGTAGTCCTGTTTCAAATCAGGGATGAGCTTCATCTGATCGCAGAAACCCTCAAGGAACTCACTGAGGCCATCAAGGAATCTGACTCCAGGGGGTCCCTTCATGACCCTGGAGGAGATCAAGGAAGTCTTCGGGGCGATCGAAACCATGATCCCGAGAATGATCCCGATCGAGGAGACCCGGGAAGCCCTGAAGGGAATCCCCCAGTGGAGTTCCAAAGGCAGGACGACCAGGGAGTACCAGAGAGCCTTCTTGGAGCACCAGTCTGTGAAATCTGCGAGAAACCGCTAGGCCATACAGGCTTTGATGCTGACCAGTTGGCTTTCCTGATCAAGCAAACCAGCAAGCAGTTCGGTAGGGAAAGGTGTGAGGTCTGTGCCGGCTACACCTAGGGTCCAGGTGGTAACCAAAGGTGAGTTGCTTGACAGGCTTCAGGACTTCTATGACAAGCACCCTGGCCTAGAGGAACGAGTCAGTTCAGGGAGGCTTCATCCCTTCGATGAAGAACTCCTCAGGGAGATTAAGGGCATTGAGTTCCTGCTAGCTGCACAGGTGGATGAATGAAGGTCACAGTGTTCCAGTTGAGTCGGACCAAGGAGGGCTTCAAGGGACCGGGCAAACAAGTGCTGACTGTGGAGACTGACGAAGAAGGGCTTAAGAGACTTAGGTCTCAGTATGCCCAGGATCGCTTCGATATCCGAACTGACTAGCAGACCAAACCCAGACACAACCAAGAGGTAACCATGACCGTAATTGATGAGAATGCCCTTGCCGACTTCGAGAACCCCAGCAAGCTTCAGGGTGGTTCTGGCGGTGGGGCCAAGTTCAAGACGCTCAAACCTTATTCCGGCACGATCGTTGAACTGAAGAAGATCAAGAAGGAGGATGACCAGTTCAACAAGGGTCACGATCAGTTCTGCTTCAAGATCGCTCTCGATGACTGGGGTCCCGGCTCCAAGGTCAATCCTGAGGACCCTGATTCTCCTGTCCGTGAGGAGCAGTGGCACCACAGCATCTACACCCGGACCCAGTTCACGCCGGGCAAGGGAGGCAAGCTGGAGAAGATGTTCCAGGGGATTCTCGACCGAGAGAACGTGAGTCCCCAGGACGCACCTGAGATTGCACGTCGCATCAAGGAAGGCGCTCGGGTCTCTTTGGTGTTCAACCGTGAGAATGGCAACCATGGGCCTTACGATGCCCTGATCGCGGTCATGGCTGCTGAGTAGCTAACCGGCAAACCAGGGGACTGGACTCAAGCACAGCTTGTAGCTGGGTCTGGTCCCCTTACCTTTCTGGAGAGACATGAGGACAGGTGCCGGCGCACTAACTAACAGTTGGGCCAAGACCCTCAAGCAAATCAGGGTGCCCTTCCCGAGCTTGGCCAGGGTGGTCGAACTCTACGCTGGCGAAAGCATTGTAGTCATTGCTGCGCCAGGTGTTGGCAAGACCTTGTTTGCTCTGAACTTTGCAGCGCAGTCAGGGGCCAAGACCCTGTATCTGTCTGCGGACACCAGTGAGCGCAACGTCAGCCTGAACCTTGCAGCCATGGCAACGGGTGAGTTGAAGGAGGACATCAAGAAGGCCATCAAGGAGACCAACCCTGACTATCGGGAAGCAATCAAGGACTACGAGGCTGAAATCAGGAAGGCCTTCCCAAATCTGATAGTGGACAACAGCCCGAGTATCAGCCTGGAGGCAGTGGTTCAGAAGTCGTACGCCCTCGCGGATATCTGGGGTGACTACCCGGAGCTTCTGGTTCTTGATATTGCCACCAATATCGAGAGGCCCAGTGACGATTATGGGTCCTGGGATCAACTCTGGAACCAGATCAAGATGGTAGCTAGGCACCTGGGCTGTGGGGTCTTGGTTCTTCATCACGTGAAAGAGGGTTACGCAGCCAACGGCAATGTGGCCCCCCAACTGTCCGATGGCCAGTACAAGCCACACAAGCACCTGGAGATCGAACTAGGTTTGTACAGGCCTGGACCTCATGAGTTCCGGGTGATCGTGCTCAAGAACCGAGATGGAAAGGACCAAGTGACGATACCGATGGTGATGGACTACCCGACTGCGACCCTGATTGACAATGCATAGGGTTAGGAAGGTAATCACTGAATCCGGGGCTATCTACAGTGGCTCGAACGGCTGTGAGGTATGCGGTAGGAGGCTCTACCCGAGCACCGTGACTATTGGTTGGCTGGCCCTAGAGCCTGACCCTAAGGGCGATTGGTTCCTTGGGGATGGCTATGTCTACTGGGACCCGGACCATAAAGGCGAGACCTACCGGGCGGCCCCTTGCATTGACTAGTCATGCCTGATAGGCTTTCCGAAGATCAACAATCGAGGGGAAGATGCAGCTAGAGGAGTTCCTGAACAAACTCTCAGACTTCGAGAACTTTCCACGGACTGATGTTGATCTGGTCTTCCGGTTTGGGGACCAGGCCTTCAAGGCATCGGGAGCCATGGGGCTGTTTTTGGACAAGGAAAGCAATGCCGAAGTCACTGTGAAGCTGGAGGTAATGTGAAGTTCTATGTGAACACTGACCAGATCGAGGTCGAGATTCTGACAGCCGATTCTGAGGATGGCTTTAAGCATGCCAAGGAATTAGTGAAGCAGGTCAAGAACCTGGTCCCTGATGAACTGCTCAAGGAAATCCAGGAGACTCAGGTTCCCACCCTTGACCCTGGGGCCTACTGATGGATCGCTACTCGATTGATGAACTCGAAGACCTGGGAGCGAAGGTCGAGAATGAAGGGGGTATCTACGAGGCGATCGTTTCTTATGGGTTGAGGTTTCAGCAGGTTCCTGAGCGGCTTCAGCGGGACTGGAAGCACCTAGAGACCCTTGCGGATCATTTGAGGGAAACCTGGGAGGAACTGAAAGCTATTTACCCAGAGTTGGATCAGGATGTCTGATGGAGTATGAAGTCTTTAGCGTCGAGGAAGCTGTCAATCTCAGGCTTCCGATGGCTCGTAGGTATCTTGATGAGGACTTCAATCCTGAGGGCATCTGCCTTCTCTACGAGGTCAAGGACGAGAACTACAGATTCATCGCTGCGGACGGAGTCCCACCTGAGGACGCTTGCTTCAGGCTGAAGTTCTCCTGGGTGGCTGAGGAACTGGCCCAAGCCTACACCAAGGGTTACGAGTTGGGGTTTGACAATGGCTATGAGGAAGGTGAGTGGCGTGAACGCATGGTCCCCAAGTTCTAAGATTGAAAGGAGTATCCAAGTAAGCATGGAGTCTGATATCCGGAATTGGACTGACTGGCTCAGAGACCAGGGCTTAGAGGTCTGTGAGTACACAACCCCCAGTGCTGCTTTCGAGAGTGGTTGGGACCCGATTGCTAGGAGGAAGCTTGAGGACCTGATAGTGGAGTACATCCATGGCTGAACTCAGGAATCGTAGCCAGTGCCTGTGTAGTGCTTGTGGTCTGATCTTCACTGGAGTCACAGCGTTCGATAGGCACCAGACGGGCATTGACCCAGTGGTCTGTCACGATCCTGTTTCTCGTGGGCTGGAGTTGAGGCCAGGTGGTGTCTGGGGTAAGCCAGGGGGTTCCCAGGGGACTTCTAAGGCTTTGACACCCAAGGGGGTAGTCACCCTACCTGCGGGGACTAAAAACGCCTCTGAGGGTGTCAGGGAACCCCCTACAGAGCATTCTGTGGCCTCATGAGCAAAGAGAGAGCCAAAGGAACCAGGGGTGAGAACGGCCACCTGAAGCTCCTCAGGATTCCCTTCCCGGAAGCTGAGCGTTCAGGGAGCAACCATTACACACCCTGGGGGCCGGCTGACTTCATCAATACCGGGACGTTCGCTATCGAAGCTAAGAACTGGTCGGACCCCTACAAAGCAATCCGTAGAGGCTGGCCCCAGGCAACGAGCAACGCTAAGAAGGTCGATCTAGAACCCATCCTGCTGGTGACCATGCCCCACAAGCGAGCATCTGAGGGTCTGTTTGTAGTCAGGGAAGAGATGGGAATCCGCCTCTTGGCACGATACGTTGAGGGTGTAGATTGAGGATCAAGCTAGATGACTTCGAGGAGATCGCCAACTGCCTGGGTGACACTGACGCTATTGAACTAGCCAGGGTCATCAGGGAAAGCCCTGGAGGTTGGCTTATCGAGGATGGCCTTGCAAGCTTTGGTGTTGTCTCCCTGAGTGCTTCAGCAGAGTATTGGGCTGGCCGTTGGTGGATCGTCTATCTGGAGCGATTGAATCCCTTGGAGGAGTTGAGTGTCTAAGTCTTTCTTGACCGACTATGCACTAAGGGTGATTGATCGGGCTGTTGAGGAACACAAGCCCTCCAAGGCGTTTGCTCTGCAAGTGGGCTACCAGGTCGAGGTCGCCGGGGGGGGCAAGTGGAAGAATGAGAAGCAGGATATGGCTCTCTGCACCTCTTGTGTGATCCGAGACGCGCACACCCATGGATAGAGAGCCCATCCCCATTGCCCCAATCTTGGAGGCCTATGGCTGGGATGGGAGCGTTCGGGGGCACGGAACCTGGAAGGCTATCCGGTGCCCCTTCCACCCTGACAGGAACCAGTCGGCTTCAGTGTCTCTTACCGGGTTCAAGTGTCACGCTTGCCAGAGGAAAGGCAATGCAGTCACCCTGGTTGCATCCGTTGAAGGAGTTACCCCATCGAAGGCAAGGGAGCTAATAAGGAATCGAGGATTCAAGCCTCTAAGCTCGAACCAACCAGCAGTCCCGAACTGGCTAAGGAACTCAAGCCCTGCCTCCAAGAGTACGAAGACTCAGATATCGACTGGACATCAACTGTCACTGACGATGAGAGTCTGACCAGGAAGGAGATCAACAGGAGATCCCAGAGATGCAAGACCGAGTGCCCGGACTTCGAGGAATGCAGGCTCCTAGCTCTTAAGACCGCTAACAAGTCCGGTGTCTGGGCTGGCCGCTACTGGGATGATGACATCAGAAGGCTCCCCAGGGACTCCAACGGTCTCAAGTCCATAGACCCCATCGAGGACACAGAGGTCTCGGTGTACAATGGGGTTTACTGGTCCAGAGGTTCATGGTCAGCACAGCCGGCACAAGGTAAGAAGCGGGCATGGCTGGGGAACTTCACGGACGAGGACTCAGCAGGCCGGGCATCAAGGGAGTGGAGAAGTCAGCAAGGACTCCAGTTGGGTGGATCAGGTGGAGAAATCCATCAGGATTCCCTCAGTCCGAACCCGAGCTGCAATCCTGGAGATCCTGGGTGACCCGGTGAAGCCGAACCCCAACATGGGTAGGCGTCCCTAGCATCAGGGTTCAGTCCACCCTTCTTTTCTCGAATCCGGCAAGCTCATCAGGGTCATCTACCACCACTAGGTAGGTGTACCTGGTGGGCCTGTACGGGCATGGATGCTCTAGCATGGTGCCCTTGAAGCCCTCTTCGGTGTCTACATAGAGCTTGGCTTCACACTTGAAGCAGCCGGCCTCCCCTGCCGCTCGGTCCTCAGTGTTCTTGACCCTGGTCAGGTACTCCGGGTGATGCCCGAGTTTCCAGGCTTCTTCCCTGGCTTGCCTTTTGAGGTAGCTGAAGCGGTTCTCGATGCTCTTGGTTGGCATCAGGTCCTCCCTTGAGCCAAGCACAGCTTGTAGCTGGGTCTGAGACCATGATAGCCAACCTCAGCAAGTCTAAAAGTCCAGATTTCAGGGGGTCTGACCCTTGACAGGCCTGCTAGTCTTCATCCATGGAACCCACACTCAAGGGACTCACCTGGGAGTACGACGGGACAGGCTGGGTCTTCACCTGGAAGCCACAGGAGCACGTCAATTGAGACCCATGTTTCACTGGCTGTACGTCAAGTTGTTGTTCGGTAGCAAGCGGGCCTACCAGGAGTACCGGGAGTCCCTGAAGCCCGAGCCCAGCTTCACTGAGAGCCACTGACCCCAGACACAAGAAGGCCCCCAGTCACTAGGACTAGGGGCTTCTTCTATGCTTTCGTGGCTACTCGTACTTCGGTGATCCCATCCGAAAGGGTGACCTCCCTCCTGCTAGCCGGGACACTCAAGACCGACTGAGACTCCTTCAGGCAAGCCACAGCCTTGGACAGTAGCTTGGGGTCGAAACCTAGCTTGCCTTCCAGGCTGGTTTGTGCGTCGATGCACTTGTAGACCACAGACTCGATGTTGGGCCTGTAGGCCATCAGAAGCTCACCATAGCGGGAGGCCAGGTAGACAGTAGGCCAGGTTCCTTGAGGGTAACCCTGGTGGGTCTCCCAGTTCTCGGTTGCTCTGATGAAGCTCAGAGCCTCCTTGAAGTCCTCAGTCTTGAAGCTGACCAAGTCTAAGGCGGGTACCTTGACTGAAGCCTTGGCCGGCCAGGGGAACCTGTTGAACCTGTGTCCCGACTCATTGGGAGCCTCAGTCAGAAGCTCGTCAATGAAGGTCGGGTTCTTCTTGGTTCCGCCGACCCCTCTGACCCTGAGCTTGGACCCTTCGAGAGTTAGTTCGGCTTCCCCCTTGATCTTGACCAGCGTGCTCTTGAGTTCCCGAGCATCAACCAGAGTCGGATACTCTAGGCCCTCAACTGGCACCCAACCTAGTGCATCATGACCGCCGACATAGAGCCTCTCGTGGTCGATGAATGCGTTCTTGAGATAGGGGTATGGACTGTTCTTGGGCTCCGCCAGGGCCAGTAAAGGCTTGACCCTGGCTATCTCCTCCTTAGGGAGCCTCACAACACAGGTACAACCTGAGCCTGGCTCTGGACTCCATTCACTACAGCCCCCAGGAGCCCGGAGATCAGAGCCTCAAGGAGGCCAGCTTGAACTAGGAGCGCCAGACCGAAGATCAGGACCAGATACCCCAGTGCGGTCTTGGGGGTCATCGGACCGGTCCATGCTGTCGAGCGATGAACCTCCGGACCCCAGATGCCAGACCCTCAGGGCCCCGTGCCTCGATGTCACCGGAGTCGATCAGCTTCTTGAGTCGGTGCCTACTTGTAACCCCGTAGTGGCTGAGCTTGCGGATTGCCTCTGCTTGCGTCACTTGATCTCCTTTACGTGAGTTTTCCGTAGAAGTAGCCACACCAGAAGTGAGCAAAGGACTTCTGCTCCTCTGTGAGGTCGTCTGACTTGTGAATGGCGAACTGGGCCTGACCAACCTCTTGCATGTTCCTAGCGTCGAAGCTCACAATGCATTCGTCATCATCCAACCTCGGACGGGAGACGGATACGATGCTCCCCTCGCTTCCAACCAACCAACCATCATCACCCGGCAACTGTGCCATCTACTCCCCGATCCTGTCCTCTGGGTCCAGGTACCTTCTGATCTCGTCTAGGACTTCAAGTGCCCCCTGGTGCCGGCCGACACTGAAGTCTGAAACCTGATCCCCTGCTGCTCGAACGTTCGCCTTGACTTCCAGGAGCCTCAGGAGTTCATCAAGGCTGGTCTTCATAGTGCTCCTTGAAGATCACGATGGGGATAACGCTGAACGAATGGCCTCCCATCTGGTCCAGTTCATGGTTGGCCATCGATCGGTTCGGAAACAGGCCAATGCAGACCTTAGACAACTCGTCGTAGATCGTGTATCGCATTTCACTCCCTTGAAGGTTCTCGATCTGGAACTCAGTCATCAGCCTGCTAACCCGTTCAGGAAGGTCAGACCGAAGCTGACCACCATGATCCATCCCAGTACCACTAAGAGCTTGAATCCATTTCCTAAGTCCCCGAACTTCGGCTTGGTAGCCTGGTACCTCTCCATTGCTCTCCCCTTTCCAAGCTGGGTCTGGGTCTGGTGACTCTGACTGTTGTCACCGAGAGGCCCACTGGAATCCAGTGAACCCCCCGCTGGTCGCAGTCAGGTACCCCTACCTCCTTCGGTTCAGCCACTTCAAAGTGCCGGCGAACCGGTTCTGGGCCTCCACGCTGTACCAGGTGCCCTCGTCTGGCTCAACTCGCAGGAACGCCTTCCGGATCAGATCGTATGAGTAGCCCTCCTGTAGTGCGTAGTCTGTGAGCGCGTCCTGATCGATGGCAATGTAGGTCCCGTAGACGCTCTGCATTCCTGGTTCCCTTCTTCTCAGTGCTCAGTCTTGGCTCATGCCCAAAACGCCAATTCCCTCGTCAAGCGCTGCGCCTCCTGAATGCTCGGGATAGGGACGGAGGATCACGTTACGAGTGCGAGCTTCATAGGCCTTGAGGTATTCAATCCAAGACTCCTTCGTTCCATCCCCTTCGTTGAATTCCTCCCACTGCTCGGGAGTTAGGCGTTCGATGGCTTCCCTGTCGTATCCATTCACAGGGGTGATTGCGCCGTCAATGTTTATGTAGCGTACAAACACCGCTGTCCCCTTCCTCAGGGTCGGTCCCGCAGTCATTCTACCCCAGGGGCTTACTCCCCCTCGAACTTCATGGTGGCCTCTACGAACTGGCAGTACGAACCGATCCCGGTCCATTCCTCGACCAGTCCCGAAGGCTTGCGGTAGACCCGGACAGTCTCGTCTCGGTCATTCCAGAGGTAGCGGTGGTCTGGCCCGTTGATGCTGATCTTCACAGCCTCTCCTCCAGCATTGCAATCAGGTCATTGGTGCTGTCGTAGATGAGGTTGGCTTCCCGGGCACCCTTGAGGTCGTCAAGAAGGTTCCTGGCCTCCTCATTGGTCAGTGTGATGATGATGTTCTCGGACTCAACCTTCATTGGTTCTCCTAGTGCTTAGTGACTTGATAGGTACGGGTGACTAAGAAGTCAACTACCCGACCATCGGACCCCAGAGCCCGAATCGCTGCTCTGGACTCATCCAGGGTCAGACTGGAGGCCTCGAAGACCTCTCCTGAGTAGCCGGCCTGGAAGCGGTCACCTGGTTGCAATAGCGCTGCAATCATCTACTCCCCCTTGCCTTGGCCTCATCAGCATCGGATTCACCGATGGACACCCGGACAGCCAGGTCCAACCTACGGTTGAGGCAGTCCAGGTGTTTCGGCCTTAGCGAATGCAGACCTTCAACTGGTCTGGACTCAGGTCTACACCCCTGAGGTCTGCACCCCAGAGGCTTGCATTCCTGAGGTCTGCATTCCCGAGGTCTGCATTCCCGAGATTTGCATTCCTGAGGTCTGCATTCCTGAGGTCTGCATTCCCGAGGTCTGCATTCCCGAGGCCTGCACCCCAGAGGTCTGCATTCCTGAGGTTTGCATTCCTGAGATTTGCATTCCCGAGGCCTGCACCCCTGAGGTCTGCATTCCTGAGGTTTGCATTCCTGAGGTTTGCACCCCTGAGATTTGCATTCCTGAGGTCTGCACCCCTGAGATTTGCATTCCTGAGGTCTGCACCCCAGAGGTCTGCACCCCTGAGGTCTGCGCGTTCTCCATACTTGCTGATGAGGGGAACCCCATCAACAATGTCTACCACAAAGGCCCTCCTGACGCGGACCTTGTTATGGTCCTCCCCCAGAACATCATCTGGGAGGTAGCCGGTCAGGAGTAGGGTAGAGGCAGGAATCCCTCCTGATGCCATACCTTCCCAGTTCTTGGCTACGCAGATCCCGTCACCTGCAGTCAGCGGGCATGGTCCCTTGTGGCCTTCGAATGGCCCAGAAGCCTCATTCCACCCCCAGCGCCACCGGTACCCTCTCGAACTACGCAGGTCTGGATGAACCGTCCGGACTCCCCAGATTAATCCCTCAGGAGTCTCCTGGTCGTGAAGCTTCTGGTCTGAAGCTTGGTACTGGTCAAGCATGATCTTGATCAGCTTGTGCATCTCCCCCCCCCCAACTGTTGTTCTTGGTTGACCTAATTGGTCAGGCTGCGGACGTCATGGACTTCAACCCAGTAGATAGCGTCAAGGGGTGCCCTACCCTCGTTCAGTGTGTCCCTGAGCCCATAGGCTTCGTCCTCACTGCCTAAGACCTCTTCAATCCAGGAACTGCCACCATCGTTGATACCCAACACGATGTAGACCTTCACTTGCCCCCCTTTCCCTTGACAGCCAAAGGCTGTGGTTGATACCCAGTAGGTAGGAGGGGAGTCGAACCCCTCAGAACCTGCCAAGGCTACCCGGTCATGCTTGCTACTCGTGCTCCCAGCCGCCTACAGTGTTGCCGTTGATGTCCTTGAGCCTGCCAGTCTCCCCAGGCAGTAGGGACCCTTCCCGGAGTTCGGATGCCAGCTTCTCCAGGATGCGGGCAACCTCACCCCCAGCCTCAGTGGGGTTCTCCCCAAAGGCCTCGTTGTCAGTCTCGATGACCAGACGGAATTCCACTTGCCTACTCCTCGCAGTCGTGACCGTAGTACCATTCTTCGGCATCGTCTTCGTCCAAGAGGTCAAAGACCCTTTCGCACTCCTGGCACTTGGCCTTAGCACGCATGCGCATTGTTTCCCTTTCCCCTGTTGTTGCTAGCCGATCAGGATTCTGCACTTGGCGCAGGACTTCCCCTCGGAGGATTCGATGTCCAGACAGTGAGACTGAATGACCTCCATGAAGTCACTGGTGAGCCTGTAGCCCATGAGTTCAAGGGCACAGTCACTACAGTAGGTGTCCGTGGTGACTGTTGACTTACCCTGGACAAAGGTGGTTCGGGAGTCCTGACGGTCAGAAGCCAGGCACCATTCATGATGTTCCCTTCCCCTAGTGGACCAGTGGGTGCCCAGGACTTGCACCTGGGGGTATGCTTTTCACCCGGTGTTGCTTAGCCGTAGACCATTTCAGCCACAGCCTGCGAGTCTTCCCGATCGTAGGTGCCCTCCAGGATGGTTGACTCAAGGTCAAGAAAGACCTCATAGCCCCTCAGGCTGGTGAGACGGTAGCCCGTAACAACCCCGCCAGTCCCGGTAGTGAACTCCCGGATGAAGCCACCGTGATCCTGCCCAGCGATGTCCTGGACCACAACGATCCTGTCAGCCTCCATGGCATTACGGAGGTCCGAGAACGTGTAAAGCGTGGACAATTGCATCTACATTTCCTTTCCCCTAGTTGGTTCGTGGGAGCCTAGGAATCGAACCTAGGGATGATCCGGCCAACCAATGATTGGCTACCTTCTCCCGGCGTTACTTAACCATCTGCCCAGTCGGCAGGCATGAACCCACCTGATGACATCCACTTGTCTAGTGATCCAACCAGGATCACCAACTGCTCAACCTGGTCGGCAGTCAGACTACCGGAGTTGGTGTACTGGTTGATGAGTTCACGGATACTGGCTAAGGTCTGATCCGGGTCCATGATTTCTACTCCTGGTACTCTGGGTAGTCAGACTCGATCGAGTCCATGAGGCCAAACATCTCGGAGTGTGAACCCTGACCGTACAGACTCACGAACCCTTGGCTGTCCTCATGGGCAATGCATGCCTCACCATCACCCAGAGGGATTAGGCCGTACCAACCCTCTGGGTACTGGACGCTGCCTGCCTCAATGACGAAGGTGGTACCCTCGTAGGCCTCCCTGAACCACTCAGGCTGGCCCTCGAACTTGCCAGGTCCGCAAGGTGCGTCGCTCATGGTGTTTCCCTTTCCCCTAGTTGGTTCGTGGGAGCCTAGGAATCGAACCTAGGAAGAACCATTCTCCCGGTGTTGCTAGCTAGCTACCAAGCGGGACAACCTTCACTTGAACCCACTCGGTGGTGAATACTGGGAGTCGCCTGCTTCCGGACCCATCCAGGGCCTCACCCAGGAAGGCCAATGCATTCTGACCCTCCATGCCGTGAATCTCCTCAACCACGAACTCCTCATCACCCGAGAACGCATCCCGGATGACATCTCCCACACGGACCATGGTGGCGGGAAGTCTCGTGAATTGCATTGCATTTCCTTTCCCTAGTGACCATCCCTGGCCACCCTAACCACCCAAGACTCGGACAGCTAGATTGGTGGACAGGAGAGTAACTAGGGGGGAAAGAACCACTATGAAGTTGCCAAGGTCCAAGGCTCAGAGATGGTCCGCCTAGAGGTAAGACCCCCGGTTCAGACCGTCGAACCGAACTGACAACAACTTACCCGGTGATGTTGGTGTTGGCAAGTGGATTGGCTGACCATTTGGTCAATAGCCCCTAGGGACTAGTTAGGGTGCTGCCCCCCCCAGGGGCTACTGGGTCCCGGGGGCCGGCCCATAGTCCAGAAGCATGTAGGGTACACTCAATCCCCTGCCTCCCCTGGCATCCCTCCCCCAGAGGCTCCCGGAGACGCCCCGATAATCGACCTTATGTCAACCAGCCGCTCACATATCACCCAAAGGGGAAAAGATGACCCGGGGTCTGCCGAGGCCCCCGGCACCTCCGGAGGAGGTATCCCCTCCCTCTATACTTTCCATTATCACTAAGAATCCCCTGGTCTATCTGGGTATGGGACTCTTTGACCGAGGGTCTGACTCAGTGATATCTGGCTTATCCGGGTGCCTCTAGTATAACTGTTACTTCTGGTAACACCCAGTATCTCCACCGGGTGAGACTCTGGGTTCCTGGTTGTTACTAGACAGTAACTTAGGGACTCCAGTGACATCTTCTAAGAAGATTCCACAAGGACCAACAAGCACTACTATGTCCCTGGGGTCTGGAGTCTGGGGGGTCTAAGGGGGGATTCTAGGGGTCTGAGGTCTGAGGGGTTAGCCGGCATCCGGGGGTCTGGAGACTCTGGGGGTTAGCGTTCCCAGGGGCTTTTGGGGTCTGGGCCTCCCTGCTTTCGCAGTGAACACACTAATCCCATCAACCTCAACCCTTCGGGTCTAAGGGTCAGCATACCACCCGCTATCCGGGGGTTCCGATCTCCCCCTTGCGCCAGAGCCTACCTGGACAATAAGGACTGTAACCCCTCTAACGGGCATTTGAGCGGGTACCTAAGACCTTAGGTCTTTACTTCCGCCCCCCAGTCACACTGAGGCTGATGAGGACTCCCGGGTCCAGTCCTAGAAGCTGGGCTCTAAGTCTTAGTCTGAGGACCAGACTGTGAGTCGTAGTCCGTGGAAGCCAGACCCGGGATGTTCCTGACCCTCTTCTACCAGACCTTTCAGAGCCCATGCTGGATTCTGCTGTAAAAGTCAGCAAAAGAATCCAGAAAGTTTCCGGGGTCCCTATCTTACCTCTCCAGGCTACCTAGACCCCGGAGAAGCCAGTGGGAATGAGCAACCTCAGGTACAAGCGTAGGTGCAACTGTGGCAAGGCAATCCAGCCCCTGAAGACCAACTGGGAATGCGACTCCTGCGGTAGGAAGTACCTGGCCCACTACCCTGAAGAAGACCTCTTTGATACCCCTGAAGGGGCTAAGAGTAGCTGATGCCCTATCAGATCAAGGAGGCCACCTGGAGGAAGTTCGACAGGCTTATAGCCCAGGGGCACACCAAGAAGGAGGCCATGCGTAAGTGTGGTATCCGCTCCTACCAGACGATCCTCAACCGTGAAAACGGCCTCAAGGACACCCCAGACAAGCGGGAGGAACGCAAGGAAGCCTGGGTTGAAGTCAACATCCCTGACCCTCTCAGGTATGAGGAGTTGTCAGAGACCGCCAAGCGTGGCTGGGATGACTTTCAGTTCTTTAGAGAGCACTACCTGGGCAGAACCACAGTCCCCTGGCAGTCGATGGCGGCTCAGGAGGTCATCAAATACCTTGGAACCGAGGACAAGGAGTACGTGGTTTGCAACATGCCTCCAGGCGGAGGTAAGACCACAACCTTCACACATGACATCGTCTGCTGGCTCATCGTCCGGGACCGAAGCATTAGAGTCCAGCTTGGACATCGAGTCCACGCATCTGCCAAACAATACTCTCGTCGCCTCAAGACCACCCTCGAAAGAACCGACCCCATGGTGGGTGCAAGAGGAGTGGTTTCTCAGGATTACGGACGCTTCAAACCGGTGGCCGCTGACCTATGGAGAGGCGATGAATTCATTGTAGAGCAGTACGACTCCCGAAAGACCATCGAGAAGGAACCCACCGTAGTGGCCCATGGTCAGGACTCCGGGTTCCTGGGTGGCCGCTTTGACTTCATCGTCTGGGATGACCTGGTCCACCGGAAGAACATGAAGATGGTGGAATCCAGAGAGCAGTGGCAGGAGTGGTGGACCCAGGAAGCAGAGTCTCGTCTGGAGCCCGGTGGGGCACTGTTCCTGATTGGCCAGAGGCTCGGTGCTGACGATGGCTATCGGTTCGCCCTGGACCTCAAGGATGTCCCTGACGATGAGGACGACGAGGAAGCCGAAGGAACCAGGAAGTACCACCACGTCATCTACAAGGCTCACTACGACGATAAGTGCGAAGGGGACCACAAGCGGTCTGCCAAGCCTTACCCTGAAGGCTGTTTGTTAGACCCGGTGAGGCTTCCCTGGCGAGAGTTGCGCCGGCAGAAGGCTAACAACCCCCGCATCTTCGAGGTCACTTACCAGCAAGAGGACACCGACCCTGCCAACCAGCTTGTGACCCTCCTGGATATCCGGGGAGGCATTGACCCCAGGACTGGTGAGGAGCTACCAGGCTGTGAGGAAAGGGAAAGAAGGCTCCTACAGCTTCCTGACTACTTCTCCGGGCACCACCTGAGCATCGTCACCGTAGACCCCTCACCGACTAAGTGGTGGGCTATCCAGTGGTGGGTCTATCAGGTCAACACCGAGTACCGCATCCTGATGGACATCGAGAAGGCCCAGCTTCGTGCTGATGATTTCCTTGATTTAGTAGGCGATAGATACACCGGGCTCATGGAGGACTGGGCCACCCGAGCCAAGAGCATGGGATTACCGATCCACTATCTGATCGTTGAGGCCAATGGTGCCCAACGCTTCATGCTTCAGACGCACTTTATTAGGTCTTGGCTGGCCAGGAACAACATCAGCCTGATTCCGCATCAGACCAACATCAACAAGGCTGACCCGGAGTATGGGGTCCAGACCATCGCCAGGGCTTATAGGCAGGGACTCGTCAGGTTCCCCATGGACCTTCCTTCTTCCTCAAGGATGAAGTCCAACTACCTGATCAGCGAGCTTCTGAAGTGGCCTGAGGGTGCAACCGATGACCAGGTTATGGCCCACTGGTTCCTTGAGTATCACCTGCCCAACCTGAAGTTCGAGTTCGACACCCCCATCAGAAGCCGAAGACCCTCATGGGCCGGCAAGCTTCCTGGTGAATTGACTGCATAAACCAACATCTGGTTTACCGATTATGGTACAGATACTCACCAAGGTTTAACTATAGACTCCAGAGGCCTCATTGAAGACAGTCGAAGAAATCTTGGCCCTCTGGGAGGACCGCAAGAAGTCACAGCATCCCGCGATCCAGGAGATGATGAGGATCAGGGAGGTTGCAGATGGCGAAGTGGTCATTCCTCTCCCGGAGTTGGACAAGGCTGAGAAGCCGGCAGTGGCCAACCTTATCTCCGAGGGCATTGAGCAGACTGCCTTCCGGGTGTCCTCGACCACCCCAGACCTGACTTACCCTGCGATCAACCCCAGGATCAAGCGACAGGTCGAGAGGGCAGACCAGAGGCGCTTAGCCAACTTGTCCTGGTGGCAGCAGAACGACATCAGAACCAAGCTGTTCCGTAAGGCCCTGTATCTGATCGGGTATGCGTCTGCCCCGACCTTCATCAAGCCGGACTTCAAGAAGGAGATTCCCCAATGGGAGATCAGGTCCCCGATGGCCGCCTTCCCGGCCCCGTCTTCGGACATCGACTCCATTGAGCCTGATGATTGCATCTTCTCCTATCAGAAGACCCGAGCCTGGCTGGAGCGCAACTACCGGACCCTGGGCAAGCTTGACGGGCTTTCGATGGGTGACGTGCATGGCAAGGCCATTGATATGGAGGCCATGTTCGACATTGTTGAATACACCGACGATGTTGAGCATGTTCTGATTGTCGTCGGCAAGAGTTCAAGTCCCCATATCTACGGCCAGGTCCCAGGTAGGGGCTATGCGGAACTGGAGCGCATTCCCAACCGTGCAGAAATACCTCTGGTGGTTTCCCCTCGAAGGGTGACCTTATCGAAGTTGCAAGGTCAGTTCAACCAGACCATTGGTATCTACACCGGGATGGCGCAGTTGATGGCCCTGGACCTCATTGCAGTCCAGAAGGCGGTCTTCCCTGATCTGGTCATCATTGGTCAGAATGGCCGGCCCCCGCATCTTCAGGGTGGCGAGTGGAAGGACGGGCTCACTGGTGAGATCAACACCCTGACCGATGGTGCTGTCGAGGCAGTCCAGCTACAACCGGGCTACAAAACCGGCGAGTCCATCGACCGTATGGAAAGGGCTATCAGGCTCCATGGTGTAGCCCCTCAGTTCGGTGGGGAATCGACCACCAACATCAGGACCGGGCGTCAGTCTGAGATCAACATGAGCGCTCAGATCGACTTCCGAATCCAGAAGTACCAGGAGCAACTAGCCCGAGCGGCCGTCAAGGAGAACGAGCGGGCTATCGCAGTCATGAAGGCCTACTTCGGCAACAAGAAGAAGTCCTTCTACGTCTCCGGGTTCAAGTCCACCAAGAAGACCGTTGACTATGTCGCCAATGACATCTTCGACACCAGCGTCAACATGGTCACCTACTCAATGCCTGGTGCTGACGTCAACGGGGTCATCCTTGGCCTTGGTCAGCGTGTCGGCATGGGGATCATGAGCCCAGAGACCGCAGCGATGATCGACCCCCTGATTGATGACCCGGAGATTGAGCTTGACCGGGTGATGTCCAGCAGGCTTGAGCAGATGCTTCTAGAGGCCCTGGGCCAACAGATTGCAGCAGGAGCCCTCGCGGCAGTTGACGTTGCCAACATCATCAAGAAGGTGCACAACGATAACAAGGACCTGGCAGATGCAATCCAAGAGGCGCAGCGAGAAGCCCAGGAGCGACAAGCAGAACTCACCACCCCGGAATCCCCTGAAGCGCAACCGGGGCTATCTCCACCAGGAGCCGGAGCTGAGGCAGGCGGTGGAGTTGTACCCGAGGTTTCTTCGGATCAACAGAACATTGCACAACTCCTACGATCTCTGAGGCAGCCCAGTGGCCCCGCTGGTGGTAGAGCCCCGGCTATGGCTGTAGGGGCTGGTGCCTGATGCCTAGAAAGGGACGTGGAGGCAAGCGAGTTGGCCAACCTGGGGTCGCCTATGCAAACCGGTCAGACCTGAATGCGTCGAATCCCACTGGAGGCACTGCCGGCCATATGGGCACAGCACGCCCGTACAACACCGGGACCAAGATGCCAGCCCCTAGCCAGCAAGGCCCAAACCCCATGGGTGGGAGAATGCAAGGCCCTCCGCCCGGTGCAGTTACTCCCCTCTCCGCACCGTCATCGAGGCCAAATGAACCGCTCACTGCGGGACTCAATGGTGACCAGGCGACAATTCTGCCTGAAGACCCTGATGAGATGATCCGGGCTCTCTACCGGGTGTCTGGACTCGAATCCCTCAGAGAGCTTGTGGAGCGCCTTCCGGTGCGCACTGGCCCCATGCCCCAGTCGGGAGCCCCTAGAGGCCTGATGCCCATGCGAGGGATGCCCCAGGGTCCTGAGCCCAGTGCAATGCCTCAGGGAGCACCCATTGGCCCTGGGGTCCCTGAGGCACCCGAAACCATGGAAGGACCCTAATGCCGATCCGGCCAGTCCGATCCCCTCAGTATGAGGAGCAGCTAGGCCGAGAGGTTGCCATGCGGGATGCTCGGCGTGCCAACTTCATGGCCCAGGCAACCCCCGAACTGGCTGCCCGCGTGGGGTCTATCGCCTCCAACTATCCTGGTATGCACACCGGGCTTACTGCCGCTGCGGGAATGGCCGGCCTATCCCCTGAGGACCCCCAGACGATTGCCTTGGCTCAGAGGGCCTACCAATTACAGTATGAGGCTACTGGGGGATTCCAGGTCGGTGAACTCGTAGACCCTAAGACGCTTGCTCAGGCCAAACGGGATACCAACCTGAATGCTGACAAGCCTTGGGAAGTCCAGGATGTTGATCGCAGGTTAGCCGAGACCGACCCAGAGAGCAAGCCAGAGCATTCTCCTGGACGCTTTGAGCCCGTCCTGGCTCCCTTGCGTGGGGCCACCAGGACTGCCTTCATGCTCCAGGAGTCCCTTCAGCAGGCAGTCTCGGCCTCTCTGATGCAGATCGGGACCCTTGGCCGGGTGAACCCAAGGGACAAGGGGTCTGGCAACTACGACACCATGGTCGAGGTTGCCTACAAGCAGTGGCGATCTGGTAAGGGCATCGACCTTGGTTCTGGCTGGCTTCCTGGTGGGTCCGTCAGGCATGAGTCAAACCTGAGCAGCAAGGAACACTTTACCGACCCTGAGACTGGGGTTTGGCTTACCCCTGGCCGGGCCCTCGCCCCTGGAGTCGCTAGAACGTTCCTGCCTTGGGCTGCCGTGGAACCAGGCTCCCGAGAGTACAACATCACTTCCTCGATTCTCGACCTGGGGAACTCAATCTTCCTGGACCCCACTTCAGCGGTCCTGGGGCCAACCAGCAAGGCTCGTCAGGCTGCCAGAACCTTCCAGGCACCTAATGGCATGCAGGCCCTCAAAGAAGCTCTGGTCACCGGGATCAACGGCAGGAAGTCCACGGTTGCCGAGAACATCGAGACCTGGGGGAACTCAGAGGCCGGCAAGAAGGTGTTCGAGTACCTGGCAGGCCGCAACTCGGTTACCGAACTCATGGAGCACATTAAGGGTCTGGACCGCCAGACTGCCCTTGCCATCGCTGATGAGACTGACCCGGATGCAGTCAAGAAGTTGCTGATGCCTGCGATGGGCACTCAGGTACGCCTGAAGCCTTCAGCCAATCGAATGGCTACCAGGGATTACCTTTCCCAGATTGGCCGGGTGATGCCTGATGGATTCACCCGCTTAGGTGCCAGTCTTCCCAGAGGGATCATTGGCCTTGATGATCCCCAGGCTTCCTGGCAGAACCTTCAGAACACCCTCAGAACTGCCGGGATGTCTAAAGAGCGCATCGAACAGGTCAACCGGGGCTTTGCCAAGGTCAATAACTACGATGAACTCCTAGAGTGGTCCAGGGACTCGTTCGTCAAGGCCATCGATGACCAGATCGTTGAGAGCCTATACGGCAAAGAACTGACCAAACCCAACCTGAAGAAGCGCCGCGACATCCTGACCAATCTGTTCAACCCCAACAATGAGGAGCGTGCCTACTGGATCAAGGCCGCCTCAGGGGAAACGGCAGATACGGTCCTTGCTCTCTATAACCCGTTCACCAAGGAGGCGCTACCTACTCCACATTCTGTGGCTGAGCTTCTTGGTCGAGGGGTTCCAGTCCCTGATGCAAGAGCCCTGAGGGCCATGACCACCCGGGGCCCGACTGCCGCTGCACTTAGAACAGTGATGGACCTGCCAGCATCCGAGTTCAGTCGGGACGCTCTTGAGCTTTTGTTTGTTGATGTCTTCAAGGCCGCCCAACTTCTTCGTGGTGCCTACACAATCCGGGTGATGTCTGAGGAGCTTGTCCGGGTCGCTGCAACCTCGACCTCTCGGTTCGTGAATAATCCTGCCGCGTTCCTTGGCTGGTTCATGGCCAGGTACAACGAGGGGTCGCCATTACTTCAGAAGATGGCCGCCAATGGCTCAGGAGTCATCTCTAGGGCTGCACTGAAAGCTGACGAGAAGTTGTCCAAGGGAGCCCAGAAGTACGGCATCGGTGGGACCACAGTCCTCGATGAGTTTTTTACCGATGTCCCTGAGTTCCAGGCAGCGCTTGACCGGGAAACCAACTGGCGATACCCGGGGGTTGTTGGCCTAAACGAGTGGACCAGGCACAAGAAGGGAACCCAGCATTACATCAGTTCAGTAGCAGACGAACTCTCCAAGCTTTCCTCCAGCCCCATTGAGCGCTTGATACCCGACGCTGCGGTCTATGACAATGGTCGGGGCCTAATTGGCATTGATGCCATCAAGCAGGACTTCTGGGATGGTCCCCTCAAGGTCTACCGGGAAATGCTTGGCGACACCAGACATCGTGAGCATGTTCTTTCTACTAGAGAGCAGTCCGACAAGTACATTGATGAGGTTGTCGAGCGAGTCAATGACCTAACTGGCGGAGACCCCGACCTTCTGCTTGCTATCAAGGATGGAAAGCTAGACGGTCAGCGCATCAGGAATGGCACCTTTGATGCTAAGAAGGTGAATGCTTTCCTGGAGACCAAGCTGGACAGCCTCCCTGATTGGGTTGGCGGTCAGAAGATGGGACCCCCACAGCGCCCGGGGGATGGTGTTCGAAAGGGCATTGACTGGATGTTCAAGTGGCTAGCCACTAAGCCGACCAATGCGCTGGCTAGGTCTCCGGTTTTCCGGCAGGCTTACTGGGCTCGCATGACCGAGATGGCTAGCTTCCTTGATGCCAAGAGCGCCAAGAAGCTCATAGATTCAGCCCAGAAGAATAACCTTTCCCCCAGCCAGATAAGGCTTATCAAGCAACAGGCCCAGGGCAAGGGTACTGGCACTCTTGAAGGTATTGACGCGGTCGCCAAGCAGTATGGGGTGACCGAGGTCAAGGAGCTTCTGTACGACCTTAGCAAGCGTAACAATTTCTTCGATATGACTCGCTTGCTGATTCCGTTCGGTGATGCCTGGAAGGAGGTTCTGACCACCTGGTCCAAGATCGGGTTCGAGAACCCCAAGGTTGTTCGCAGAGGCCAGCAGGCTATCGAGGGTGCCAGAGACACGGACCACAATGAGGGCCGAGGGTTCTTCTACCGGGATGACTTCGGTCAGGAAATCTTCGCCTACCCGATGGCTGGGGCTCTGGCTTCGAGGTTCCTTGGTACTGGACCTAATACAGAGCTTGCGATGACCGGGTCTGTCCAGGGCCTCAACATGATCGGTGGTTCGGTTCTCCCTGGCTTCGGGCCGATCCTCCAGGTACCTCTGAAGCCCTTCATGCGGAACCTCCCAGGGGATCATTTCGCCAGAGAACTGTTCTTCCCCTATGGGGCCCCAGGTGGTGATGAGCAGCAGGACCCAGGAGCAGACTTCTTTGATGCACTTCTGCCGGCCTGGGCTAGGAAGCTGATCGCCGCATTCTCCAGACAGCAGCCCACCTGGATGAGCGCCAATGCTGAAATGCTCCAGTTGGAAGCAGCATCTGGGCGCTGGGACATGTCTGATGAGACTCAGATTCAGGCAATGCAGAAGGTCGCAGCCGAGAAGGCAACCACCAGGCTTCTGTTGCAGGCTCTCGCTCAAACGACCCTGCCCACTGGCCCTCAGGTCGAAATGAAGTCGAAGCTTGAGACCGGTGACTGGATTCACTTCAGGGCCATTGGTGATCAGGTCCGTGAATGGCAAGAGGAGTACGGCGAGTCAGAAGCCATTGCCCTGACTGAGCACGTCTTCGGCTTGAACAACCTGGAAATGACCTTCTTCAACAAGACCAGGTCCAACCGGGAAATGCCAGTAACGATCGAAGGCAACAGGTTCATCCGTGAGAACCCTGAACTCTATGAGCAGTACAAGGATGTTGTCGGCTATTTCACTACCGACCCCGAGCCTGGGACTTTCGATTACCTGAGCTTCACTGACCAGATCATTCGTGGCGACCGAGTCCGAATGACTCCAGACCAGATTGCCCATGCGTCAAACAATGCGCTTGGCTACCAGGCGTATCAGAAACAGCAGCAGAACGCATTGGCAATGTTCGGCAGTTTACAGTCTGATGAAGCAAGAATGTTCCTGAGAATGGTTCGCATGGACCTTGAGGATAAGTACCCAGGGTTCGGGCGTGCTGACTATTCACCTAGAAGGCCCCCACCCCAGCAGTTGATTGGGGATATGGAGCGTGCAATCCAGGACCCGAAGCTACGCAACACCGAGGTTGGCCCTTACATCGCTGAATACTTAGAGGCCAGAAAGCAGGTTCAGGCCCTAGCGGTCTCTTTGGGGCTCCAGCCTGACAGCTTTGCCAGGTCCACTAGAAGCGAACTCATCTATGCACGAGACCAGCTTAGGAACCTCGGTGAGGAACTGTCTGAAAAGGAGCCGGCCTTCCGGGCAGCCTGGGAAAGACTGTTCATGCGGGAACTCCTCGATGAGGAACTTGAGCCAGGATTGGACTACATGGAAGCACTAGACAACCCAATGGGTTCCTTGGGCTCTGGGTCTATGAGTTTGGCGGGTGCTGGCCTTGGTTAGAGAAAGAGGTATCTATAGGGCAACCCCTAGGACCACCAGAGCAAGGGCGGCAGGAACACGAAAGCCTAGACGCAAGGTCAAGAACCCCGGAATACGCGCCAATACGGCTCTTAGGGGTTCACCAACCCCAGCGAACAGACTCAGTCAAGCCCGCCGGGATTATGAAGGCCTCAGAGTCCAGGGCCTAGGTTCCGGTGAAGGTCCGTCTCCCAGGATGACCGCTGACGCTGGGGCCATTAGGGACTTCCGGCTCCAGGGTCGCATGGACGCGGGGATGTCCCCTTTTGGGGTTCCCTTCGAGTGGCAACCCCAGGACTCGCATCCCGGCTGGATTCCCATCTACTACGAGGGGGACCAGCTTGATGCACCGTTCACTTCCCCTGAGGACATTGCCAGACTTCAGGTCGAGTTGGTCCAGGCCGGCCTTCTGACTTCCGCTTACCGTCGAGGAGTCTGGGACCCTGCTACCCAGGAAGCCTATGCGATGGTGCTCACTTATGCCAATCAGGGTGGTGAGCAGTTCGGTATGGGTCCAGGCCACCGAAGCACCGCCTGGCGAAAAGCCCTCGATATGCTCAAGGAGAACCCTGAAGCATTCGATGAGGCGGTCCCGGATTATGTGCCCGAGGTCTATCTGGCACCAAACCCCGAGGCAATCAAGGGTGCCATCTACAACACTTTCAACAGCATGTTGGGCCGGGACCCTACTGAACTGGAACTCAGGCAGTACCAGGGCATCTTCGAGAATGAACACCGAGCCCAATACGAGGAAGCAGTCCAGAGAGACCGAACCTCCTATTACCACCAGGCCGAACTCCAGGGTCAAACCGATGCTGAACTGACTGCCTTTGGTGCTCAAGGTGCAACCAACAGGCCTGACATGCCAGACGGCCAGGAGCGTGATCCGAATGCCGCAATGAACACCGCAATCCTTGAGAACAAGCAGGATGAGCGGGAAATGCGGACACAGCAGCAGGATTACTCAGAGGACTTCGGGACACTCGAAAGCGGCTTCTCGACTCTTAGGTCCATGATCGGGAGGCTAAGCTAATGGCTCGCTATGATCCCAACATCGTCAATACCATTGTCCGAGTTGGCAAGCAGATGGGCTATGGTCCTCGTGAAATCACTGCTGCACTCTCTACTGGAATTGTGGAGTCTGGGCTACGCAACCTTGGCCACCTTGGCAACAGGAATGACCATGACTCATTAGGTGTCTTCCAGCAGCGGCCTTCCCAAGGTTGGGGGACCCCGGCTCAGCTAACCAATGTCGAGTATGCGGCCCGCAAGTTCTACAGTTCAATCCCCCAGTTCGATCGGCAAGGTATCTCAGGTGCTGAACTGGCTGCAAGGATTCAGAGGCCAGCCAGGCAGTACAGACATCGCTATGCCCAACGCTGGAATGAAGCCGAGAGCCTTCTTCGGGCATTCGGTGGTGGTCGAGGGGCCGGCTCAGACAGGGCTCTAGCCAACCGGACTGCACCCAACGGTCGGGTTCCTATCGGGATGAACCGGACTGCCAGGCGTCGGATGGTCAACATCCAGCCATCTGCTGCTATCAACCTAGGCAACCCCGACCCCGTAGACCCTACACAGACTGAGCCCACAGTCCAGCAGGACATGGATATGTGGGGCCAAATGCTTGCCCAGGTATCCTCGATGATGCAAGGCAACCCAGCAGAAAGAGCCTCTGGGGTAGGTAATCCCTTCAGTGGTACCGCAGAGGAAGAATCCGACTTCGGGCTTGAGCGTGCCCTTGGTGAGCTTTACCAGGCGTACGGACCCTCCAAGCGATTCCTTGCCGACTTCGACCTCACTGATGCTGACCTGGATGACCTGCCAACCTCGGTCAGGCAGCAGACCCTCCAACGCAACGGTGGGCTACCACCCAATCCCGAACAGGGCTCTGGTGCTCTGGCTATCCAGATCGCCCAGCAGTACCTGGGGGTCCCGTACCTTTGGGGAGGCGTCAACCCCCAGAAGGGCCTGGACTGTTCCGGGTTGATCCAGTTGGTCTATAAGCAGATGGGTATCAACCTTCCCAGGTTCTCAGGGCACCAGATGCAGTCCGGCAAGAAGGTCAACAGCCTGGCTGAAGCCCAACCTGGAGACCTGGTAGGCAAGCCTGGTCACGTGGCTCTCTACATGGGTAACGGTCAGATTCTCCATGCCCCCCGGACAGGGAAGAACGTAGAGATTAGAAACCTCTACTTCAAGCCCACTAGCATTCGCAGGTTCGTCTAATGCCTCAGTTGAACAGTATGCCCGGTGGCGCTGAAATCTGGCGACTGGACGGCAAGCATATCTACCTCATGTGGCGCGTTCCCAATGGGGCCAATGGTGGCCGGGGAACCCCAATGGTCTGGCATGTTCCCAACGGTGAAGCCTGGAATGCGATGACCGATGGGCTCCCAGAGTCAGAGACCAGGGTCCAAAGAGAGATTAGTTCAAGGGAACTCAAGGCCATTGGTGCCATCCGGGCCGGCAAGACCTCACAGATTGAGAACACTGCCGAGCATCCTTTCGCCACCTGGGTAGCCAACTACAACCGTGAGGCCAAGGTGAACCCGATGCTTCGGGACCCTGAGGTTATGAGTATCTATGCTCGCTCACTGGTTGAAGGTAGGCCACCCACCCAGGGGCAACTGGAGTCCACCAGATACTGGCAGACCCGGACTCCTGGGCAAAGAGAGTGGATCAAGCTCTCCGCAGGCGATCCGAAGGCAGCCGAACAGAGGCTCCAGGACAACAGGATCAGGGCTCGGAATGCTCTGATTGATACCGGCTACCAGAACCCCAGCATGGCCCTAAGTGGCTTCCTGGCTGACAAGTGGACCCGGGGTGACATCACTGAGGAGCAGTTCAATGACTCAATCCTCAAGGAGATCGACCCCTACCACCCTGACGCTAGCCCCTTCGCTGGCAAGTATCTCGGTGAGAATGACCGCATCATCAGGACCACCAACGGCAAGATGTACATCCGGCAGTCCACAGAGGAAGGCTATCGGGACTGGGAACTCACTGGCCCAGGCCAAAGAGCCAGATATGCAGATGAGGAAGCCCAGTGGGCTCTGCCTTCTGCGGTCCTCTACTACGACCCCAAGACCAGTAAGCACTACCTAAGGACCAGGACCAAGAAGGGTGGCCAGTGGCTTGGTTGGTACGCAACCTCAGAGAAGGAAGCTCGAATCCTGTCAAGGTACTACAAGCCTCAGGTTCTCAGGCCAGAGTACAACATTGATATGCGGAAGCAGCAGACCCCGAGCGTGTTGACCCTCTTTGGTGTGAAGCCCGGTGAGGATGGCTGGCTAGAGCAGGGTGTTCAGCGTCTAGAGAATGCCGCACACGAGGAAGGCGTCCGTAAGGCCGGGGATGCCATCACCTTCTTTGAGCGTCAGTCCGGTCAGCTTCTTGGACTCGAAGGCGAAGACCGAGTCCAGCAGCTTGTGAAGCAATGGCTTGGACCCATCGGCATGCGCACCTGGACCGATGAGATGATCGGACAGTGGGCCTACAAACTTAGGACCAACCCAGGCTCTGTTGACCTTCTGGTTGAGCAACTGAAGAAGCAGCGTTTGGCGATGTTCCCCGAGCATGAGAACCCCGAGCTTGCCTATGACGACATTGCAACCCTGGCTCGTGGGATGGTCCAGAACATCTGGGGTGAAGTCCCCGACGAGACTGATCCGATGTTCGCCAAGCTGGTCAGGATGAATGACGCCTACTCCATCGAACAGTTCCTGAGGAAGGAAGGCATGAAGCGCAACAAGGGCAATGTGGTATCGCAGGCCCTCGATGATGCTGAACCCATGTTTGGTGGTCGTGTCCAGGGTGGTGTGCGATGAGGCTCTACAGGTCGCCAGTTGACGGTGTTGTCTTCCTGGTCAACGAAGGCACCAAGACTCGATACCGGCTTGACCCTGCCGAGATTCCTTCTCTGACCAAGATCTATGGTTCAGTCATTGATGCTGCTGAAGGCCAGCTAAGCATTCGTGCCGGCTTCGTTGAGGGGCCCCGAGCATCTACGGTCTTCGGTGGCATCTCTGGCATGGAAGCTGTGGCCTCTGGTGACAAGGTCAACCCATTCTCCTGGGGAGCTAAGCCGATTGGTTCGCCTAGCCATATCGAAGGCAAGGCCCCCCAGGATGCCAAGTTCATGTATGGGTCTGGGGAATACTGGCTGGTAACCTCAGATGGCACTCGACATCATGCACGAAACCAGGCCCAGGTTGATGCCCTCTATAAGCTCTACGGTGTCCCCCAGGTAAGTACCAAGCAGCAGATCGAGGCATCGACTCACAAGGCATCTGGAGTCCTGGACTACTTCGGATTCCAGTCGGTTGAGCAGCTTGAGCAGCTTGAGTCTCCCTTCCCTGACACTACGCCTCCCAATGATGTTGGCAGGTCCTTCGTTGATGAAGCCAGGCGCAGGTATCCCCACATGCCTGAGGAACTTCTCCAGGTCTATGCCGACAAGTGGCAGGAGACTGGGGATGCAGCCCTAGCGATGGAGGAAGTCAGGGAAAGCCCTAGGTATGAGGTTTACTTCCCTGGCAACCGAAAGCAGAACGGTCAGCTTGCAATGTCTGAGGCTGACTACATGACCTACCGGGATCGTGTCACCCAGATGATGCGCTCGGTTGGCATGCCTGAAGGTTTCTACGATGAGCCCGAAGACTTCGCAGAGTTCGTCAACAGGGGCCTAAGCCTCCAGGAGATTCAGTCACGCATCATGGAGGGTTGGACTGCGATGCAGTTTGCCCCCTCAGATGTCCGTGAGACCTTTGCTCAGTACTACGGACCCAACTCGGATGCTGCACTGGCTAGCTACTTTATTGACCCAGACCGTGCAGAGAAGGTCATCCTTCAACATGTTACCGCTGCACAGATTGGGGCCACAGCCAGGCGTACTGGATTCGGTGATCTCTCGCAGGGTCAGTCTGAGAGGTTGGCCGGCTTGGGCGTTGATCCGGGTCAGGCAGTTGATCAGTTCTCGGCCATGGCCATGCAGAGGCAGATCTTCGGTCAACTACCCGGTGAAGTCCAACCTGGAGTCTCCCAAGAGGAAGCCCTTGGTGCAGTCTTTGAAGGTGATTCCCAGTCGCGAGAGAGGATCAGAAGGCGTCAAGAGGGTCGAGTCTCAAAATTCCAGGGTGGCGGATCAGCAATTACAGCAGAATCCGGCATCGCTGGTTTGAGAAGTGCTACAAACTAGAGTTAATGGTGAGCTAAGGCCATAGGGGTCTTGGCCCAGAGGAGCCACAGCGTTTCTCCCGGCGTTGTGCGGCCTAGAAAGGGATGATGACAATGACCGATATTTCTAACCCCGAGTACGACTACCAAGAGGAACCCGTCGAGGAACCCCAGGAATCTTCAGGTATTGCTTCTCTGCGCAAGGCGTTTGAGGAGAACCAGAAGAAAGTCCGGGACCTTGAACGCAATCTCGCTTTGTCGAAGGCTGGCATCCCTGAGGATCATCCGGCTTTGCCGTTGTTCCAGAAGGTAGATGATGTTGACTGGAGCGCACCCGACAAGGTTCGAGAGGCCGCAGAGCGCTACGGACTTCTGACCCCCCAAACCACAGCACCAGAAGTCCCAGCAGATGAGCAGCAGGCTCACGCCCGGATGTCCGATGCAGTGACCACAGGTGAAAGCATTGACCCCAATGCTGATAAACCGTGGTTGAAGCCCGGACTCTCCAAGGATGAGGCTATGGCTCTGTACTCTCAACACAAGGGTTTCGCCAACCTTCAGTAGTCCGATCGGGGGTCATAAGGACCCCTAAATGGCAATCTATGGAACCGGGGATTCCGGGTTCGATCAGGTCTCTTGGGACTTGTTCACCCGGTTTGCCCTTCGACCGGAACTGTTCTACGACCGCATCGCTTCGGTTCAGGCCACCAACCTCGATAAGCGTGGTTCGACCGTTCGATTTACGAAGACCGCCGACCTTGCTGCGGCTACCACGCCTCTGAGTGAGAAGGTTGACGTCGATGGTGTGACGTTCTCTGACTCGAATGTTGACGTGGTGCTGGACGAGTACGGTAACGCTGTTGTGACCACTGCCCGCATCCGGGGTACTAGCTACCTGGACGTGGACCCCGTGGTCGCAAACCTGCTGGGCTACAACGCCGGGCTCTCGATTGACACGATCACTCGTGATGTCCTGCATGATGGTGACAACGTCCACTATTCGGACGCTACTGCCACCCAGGCCAACAGCCAGGCTACTGATGTTCTTGCTGCTGATATT